CTGAACCTTGTGAAAAGAACTGGAATAGACACTTCGGACCTGTTGACAGCGATTGCGTTATTGGCCATGTGCATTTTCCTTTTAGTGCTGATGTACTATATGCGGCCTGGGCCGTTGAAATATATCGCATTTGTCGTCTTCATCGTGGTTATGAGCACGTTACTGCGGAAGATCGTGGAAAGATACAACGGGAATAACATACTTATCAACGTGCTCATGAATCTCACGAGTGTTTACTTGGCGATTACTTTGGCTGCGGCTTGGAACCCTGGGTTTTGGGGGTTTTTACTGGCTGGTATGATTGGTCTGTTCCTTTCACAACTTGGTTATACTGCGGCGGTCATCATAGGGGCGCCTGGTAAGGCGGATGGAATCAACTACTGGATTTCCTTGTTTGGTACAGGCATATTTACAGTTTATGTGGCCTATGACACGAAGCGAGTAAAAGAGGATGCTCTGAAATGTAAGGGGAACCCCGATTACATTAATGGAGCACTTGGCCTCTATTTGAATATTCTTGGAAGGTTTTTGCCTCCAGCTAAACGCTAGACCTCGGGTGGAGGGACCTCGGGTGGAGGGACCTCGGGTGGAGGGACCTCGGGCCCTCTCAATCCGTATACATCTTATTCGCAATCCCGTTCTGGAAGCGAATCCATTGCATCGTAATGACGAACACCTTTACTTCCCACGACTGCTCATAATCCCCTCCAGGGGGACTCACGTCTAGAGTCAATCTGACTGTCTGTAGACGAGACGCATTCGCCGTGCCAGTGGGCTGGTGTTGTCCAGGATTCGTTGCGAATGAGTACCCGTAAATGAAGTTGTTGTAAGCCGCCGCACCACCCTTGTGAACGCTGGCAATGTGCTGACGGAACCACTGCTCCTCTTGATTCACGAGCTCCACGCCATTGAGTTGTAGTACAGCGTTTTTCAGGAGAGGGCGTGGCGTGTTATAGGTAGCATTATACTCGGCGGAAAGCGTGGAAGAATAGTTCGTCCATTCATTGTTGTTCGCCACTTCCTTGCGGCGCACGAACCAGATAATCTCCTCCATAGGATGATTCGCTTCCAGAGGGAGCTGCACTTGGACCGTATCCGCCGTTGTCTTGTTTGTGGCGTATTTCATAGGCTCAGAGAATTCAAAGGTCTGCACGTTTCGTACTAGAGTTTCGAAAGGCGACCGAAGAATCCTCTGGCGTATCTCGCCGTCTGTCACAGCACCATACGTCACTAACTGGATTTTCTTGAATGTGGGGGGATTTGCCGCCGTTGCATATGTTACGGGGACATTGAGGTTGCCTGTGGTATTTATGAAACTCAGTGTCTTGTTCAGGGGAAGTTCTTTATTGTCGGCACGCCTTCCGCTGAGGATTCTGACGCATTCCTCGAACGGCCGCAGAGTGACGTGGATGCGTATGGAGCCTTCCTTGCATGCGAGGAGGGGGAATACTTCCTGGAGTTTGATGCGTTGAAAGAAAAAGGGGATGGGCACAAGAACGGAATGGGTGGTCGTAGGAAATGGCCGATAGCTCGGGGTCTGTGTTAGAGAGGATAATGGGTATCTTCCTAGGGCATCTATGGCGAGGCCGTATTGACTATTCAAGTCATGGAACAGAAGGTTTGCCGTGTTTAGAAAATCGCCGTCCACGATTTCTATGGTTTGGTCGCCGGCTTCTAGCTCTGCTCGTTGGAGAATGACGGAGCCGAGGCTATTTGCATAGTACCAGGGGTCCTCTGTGGGGTCGTATATAAGTGTGCCGGCTTCTAGGCGTGAGATGACCGTTTCGGAAAGCCAGTGGCCGAGGTCTATGTGCAAGGCGGTGGCGAGGAGGAGATCGCCGGCTGATTGGGAGCCGACGTCAAAGGTGAAGCGTTGGCCGAAGCCCGTGGGGCCACGTACGGGGAATTGCTGGACACTGAGGCTGAATGGGCGGAGCCTGCGAGCCTCGTCAGGAAGCCACCAGGTTTTCTCGGCGGATAGGGGGGTGTATTCGTTGTCTTGTACGTCCCTTGGTGTTAGATCCAGGAGTGTTGTGATGTCGCCTCCTGGCCTGCTGAAGCCATACTCCATTCTTCTTTTCTTCTGGAAGAATAAGCTGTGGGGGTTCTAAGCCTTCGGCCGAGGCATCAAGCCATAAACAGCTCCGCCCTTCCTAGCCCATCCGTATTGAATTCTGCTTTACCTTCCACAATCACCCTCAACTCCGTATTTGGAGAACCAGTCAAAGGATCAAGAGGAACTGTCGTAAGATTCATGTAGAAGGTAGGTCTATCAGCGGTCGTGAAGTTCACAGCACCCGTCACCTGGCTCTTGTGCCCAGGAAACCTTCTAGGAGCAATGGCGCCAAGTCCCCAGTTCATAGTACTCAGCTCGTCACGAGTATCCATATCTTCTTTTGCAAAGTTCGTCACGTCTCGCCACACGCCAGGATTTCTAGGGAGTTCTCGGTCCCTCCCTGCGACCTGGAAGTTTGCCGAGCTATAGTAACTCGGGTTCGTAGCAGTATTCCTTATCTTCCACAAGCGATTCGCCCGTATGTCTTGCATACTACGAAAAAACCAGATGACCCGCTCCGTAGGATGACGGCCATCTAGGAGGCGTTTAATCGTGCTCGTACCGCCCGCTAATACGTTTGTGTAATCAACCTTGTTTTGCGTGAAAATATTCTCTCGCTGCCTCACGAAGGAAATCTTCTGCGGGGTTTTTTGCAGCACGTCTTGATACTCCCTGGGTATGTAAACCTGTCGAGTCTCTAGCTGGATATCAAGGGGACGCATATCCGTCTTGAGCATTGTGTTAAAGGGGGTTGTTGTGGTGCCATTCGCTTGTGTGAAGGGTTTGTCCCAGGGCTGGGGTTTTTGTGTGGAGGATGCGTCGGAAGATTCTATGAGGTCTTCTAGGCGGCGGATCTTGCAGCGGAGGCGGTAGGTGTGGGCGAGGACGGCTCGTTGGGGGAAGCCTGGCTCGCCGTTGGCTTGGCAGCCTATGATGGGGAGTGCGAGCCGGAGTTGCCCTGGGGTGGCGTTGCGGGCGATGTCTAGGGGTGTCCCGTCGTGTTGGCCGGTGAGGGAGTTCGTCATCCACTTGTTTGTCACTGTGCCTTGTGCCGCTGTGGAGACCCAGAGGGAGTCGCCAGAGAATTCTTGGATGAGGATATTGTCTTGGTAGAACTGGATTTGCTCGAAGAGGAAGTATGCGATGGCGTTGGTGTATCCGTAGGAGAAGCCGGATGCATCCGTGATGAGGGTGGTTGGGTTGGAGGCTTCTATGGCTGGGGGGAGCCAGGAAGGGAGGTTGATTACCAGGGTTGGGTTGCGCAGGATATCGCCGACGAGGTCAAAGTCGTAGTGGATGGTGCGGCCGAACTCGCAGGCGGTGTTGGGGGGGATGCGGCGGATTTCGGAGGTGTGGGGGGCTTGCGCTTCGTAGGTACTGTCAAAGGGGAAAATGCTTTCTGGTTTCGTGTCGTCGAAGAAAAAAGTATCCTTCCTTCCACGGGATACGAGTTCGTATAGGGACCCCTCTATCGTGGCATAGGGAGTGGCCATCTGTCTTTTGGGGCGGATATGCCTTATGCCTTGGGCCGTATTCCGAAGGAAGCAGAGGCGGGCCGCAGGCCCGCTAAGCAAACTCCTGATGCAGCTTTGCGAACTCTTTCAAGTAGGCAAGGCCTCGCACAGGGCCAAGCTTGTGATAGCGTGTGCGCACGATATTGTTGTACTCTGCGTACAGACCGTCGTGCGGGAAGGTGAGGACATTTGACCCAATCTCTAGGCGAATGAGGCGGACCGTGGCGCCTTGCTGTGACGAAGAGACAAGGGGAGCCTCAGGATCCGTGGCATCTTCATCGGAGCTTACCTCCTCCTCGGACTCTTCCTCTTCCTCGTCCTCGTCCTCGGACTCCGTATCCGATGGGGGAGCAGGACCAGGAGAAGGAGGAGGAGGCGTAGGAGGGCGAGGAGGAGCAGGAGGAGCAGGAGGAGCCGGCTCAGGCACCCCAGACAGCTGCCTGTAGCACTTGTCAGTATCCCACGCCGTCACGCCAGGATTCTGACCCTTCCCCGCCGAGTTCATCCTGTAATTGCTGTAGTTGTCAATCACCAGGCGCATCACCTTCTTGATGAACTCCTTCACAACCGGGTGAGCACTCTTAATGTTCGTCTTGTGCTTGTGGCTCTGAATGGCGAACAGCTCCTCTGCAACGGCGTGCTCACTGAATGTAATCACCGCCCGAATGCCCCCAGCATTGTCGTTCGCCCCGTAGTTGTGCCCGTCCCAGTAAGGAAGGCCGAGGATGCGGTCAATGAACTCGCAGTACACCCCACGCATATCCCGCACGCCATACCCAAGCACCTTCGTCATCTCCGTCTGCTCCGCCTGGCTGATGCAAGTCGTCCGCACCTGGAATGAGCCGACAGGGGTCGCAGCATCCCACGCAGCAGGGCGACGAGCCACGAACCCTGCGTCGTTTACCCAGAAGGTATAGCTCTTGTCAGAGGAGGTCGTCGTCATCACGGCCTCAATCAGCACCTTGTCAGTTGCCGTGCGCCGCACTGTGCAGGCGTACTCTATCTTCGGAAACTTGTCCGAACCCAGAGGGGAAATCGCCTCGCTCCCCTTCATGTCCATGATGGTGCCATCAGGGTTCTCCAGGATGATGCGGAAGCCGTTTGCAAGGGCACGGGGATAGAAGAACCGGAACTGGTTCGTCGCCGCCTTCACCTGGTCGGCGATC